AAGAAGAAATGAGTTTATATTTTACAAATGAATGGTTTATCTTTGGTGGGGAGATAGATAAAAAGACCTGTAATAAAATAAAAAAACTTGCACAAGGTAAGTGGGAAGAATCAATTGTCGATACTTCAAAAGAAACTACAGAGGAAGAAAGAAAGACAGGCAAGAAGGGTGACTATAAACCAGATCCTAAAGTAAGAATAAGTGATGTATTTTGGACGACAGAGCAGTGGGTGTATGATTTGACGTTTCCTTATATGTATGAAGCAAATAAGAAAGCCGGATGGAACTTGAATATGAAAGCAGCTGAGTCTATGCAGATAACACGTTATAAAAAAGGTGGGTTTTATGCATTTCATAAAGATGGAAATGCAGATCATTTATCAACTTATGATAATCCAGGCAATCCTTTTATGCATGGACACGTTAGAAAGATAAGTATGTCTATAATATTGAATGATAACTTTGAAGGTGGTGCATTTGAGTTTGCGTCTTATAATAAAGAAAAATGTAGTATTACACCTATAGAAGCAAAGGCCGGTGATATAATATTTTTTCCATCTGGTATGGAACATAGAGTTGCACCTGTGACAAAGGGTGTAAGATATTCATTAGTAAATTGGTTTGTTGGTCCTCCAGTTATATGAAGATAGCATTAATAACAGACACACATTTTGGAGGTAAGAATGATAATCTTTCCTTTGCGGCCTTCCAACGAAGATTCTACGAAGATACTTTTTTCCCAATACTTGATCGGGAAAAAATTACAACGGTATTTCATTTGGGGGACACTTTTGATCGGCGGAAGTATACTAATTTCTTATCTTTGAAGTTAGCTAAAGAGATGTTTTTTGAGCCTGTTATGGAACGTGAGCTCGACCTTCATGTCTTACTTGGTAATCATGACTGTTACTATAAAACAACCAATTCAGTCAACTCTATGTCGTTGACTTGTTCGGAATATAATTTTCATCTGTATGAAGATATTCCAGAGGTTGTAAACTTTGATGGTTTGAATATTTTAATGACTCCATGGATTGCACCAGATAAACACGCTGAATGTTTAAGAATAATATCTAAGGCAAAGGCTGATTTTGTTATGGGTCATCTACCATTACAGGGTGCAGAGATGTTAGATAATGTGTACTGTGATGATGGTATAGAAAGAAAACATTTCAAACGATTTGAACGTGTGTTTTCTGGACACTTTCATAAGCAACAAGATGATGGACACATTCGTTATCTTGGTGCTCCGTATGAGATAACTTGGAACGATTACAATAGTAAGAAAGGCTTTCATATTTTGGATACAGAAACTAGAGAGTTAGAATTTTATCAGAATCCAAATAGATTATTCAAAAAGATATTCTATGATGATGGACATACTTGTGATGAGATGGTGAATATGGACCTTTCTGACTATGAGAATTGTTATATAAAAGTGTTTGTTATCCAGAAAAATGATTTCTATACGTTTGACAGATTTATTGATAGATGTTATAATGAAGGAAACTTTTATGAGTTGAAAGTCGTAGAAGATTTTTCAGACCTAGATCCCAATTCAATTACAGATGATGTAGTGGAGGTGGGTGAAGATACTATGGCTCTTTTAGATAGATATGTGGAAGAGATTGATAGCCAAGCAATCAATAAGAATAAATTGAAACGATTGTTGAAAAATTTATATGTTGAGGCTAGTGAAGTTGAGTGATAAAAAATCTACTATAATTTCTATTACGGATATTATAGAACAAAAGGTTCGTAAACAAAAACAACTAGAAGAATATGAGGAACAATTATCTGATCTTCAACGAAAGAAATTTTGGTTAGAGAAAGAAATACAGATGGCTGAGTTTATTATTGATGCAGTAAAGAGTGAAATAACACCGCAGGCTTTTATAAAGGGTCTTATTCAGGCAGAATTAGATGATTAAATTTAATGCAGTAATATGGAAAAATTTTCTGTCTACAGGAAATACTCCTATAGAAATAATATTAAATAAATCTCCTTCTACACTTATCATAGGTGATAATGGTAGTGGTAAGTCTACTGTATTAGATGCAATGACGTTTGGTTTGTTTGGCAAGCCATTCAGACGCATCAAGAAAGATCAGTTGGTGAATAGTGTCAATGGTCGTGACTGTACAGTAGAAGTTTATTTTAATATAGGCAAACGAAAGTATCTAGTCATTAGAGGTATAAAGCCAACTCTGTTTGAAATCTATATGGATGGAAAGTTAGTCAATCAAGATGCATCATCTAGGGATTATCAGAAATTATTAGAGAATAATATACTCAAGTTGAATCACAGATCATTTACTCAGGTAGTTATACTAGGTTCATCATCTTTTATTCCATTCATGCAGTTGACAGCGGCTGCACGCCGTGAGGTGGTGGAAGAGATTTTAGATATTAAGATATTTTCTATGATGAATGTATTATTGAAACAAAGAATAAAGGACAGCAAAGAACGATCTAGAGATATTGCATATGAGAATGAAATTTTAGAACATAAGACTGAGCTTCAAGAAAATAAGATTTCAGAATCAAAAGAAAAAAGTAAAACTTCTCTTAAAGTATTAGAAAAAAAGATGAAGAAAAATGCTGATGATATGAAGAAGTTGGAAGGTGAAGTTGAATTATTAAAGTCTCTTATCACCGATTGGGTCTCAGATATTTTACCTAAACATCAAAAGTTAGTTGATGACAGGGGACAGTTGAAACAGATTGAATATAAGATGAGTGATAAATCATCGAAGGCAGAACAAGAGATTAAATTTTTTAAGGAAAATGATAATTGTCCAACGTGTGAACAACATATAGATGAGGAGTTTAAGAGTAAAGCTATAGAAGAACGCACAAATAAAATGGTAGTGAGTGCTTGTGGTCTTGTAGGTATAGATGAACAGTTGAAAGAAATGGATGCTCGAATGGACCTGTATGATAATATAGAAATGGATAAACGAGAGCATGAGGTTAATATTGCAAAGAAAAATACATCAGTAGAATCTATTATAAATTTTAATGAAGATGTACAGAGGCAGATAAATGATATACACACAGCCGGCTTATTTCTTGAGGAAGACAAGGCACGGTTGCAGGAGTTCCGTGAAGATTCTAAAAGGATTGAAAAGGAGAAAGAAAAAATTGGAGATCGAGCCAACTATCTTAGCCTCGCAAAGCAGTTGCTTCAGGACTCGGGAATTAAAACCAAGATCATTAAGAAATATTTACCGATAATGAATAAGCTGATCAACAGTTATTTGAACCAGTTAGAGTTTCAGGTAAAGTTTGAATTGGATGAGCAGTTCAATGAAACTATAAAATCTCGATATAGAGATGAGTTTGCTTATGCAAATTTTAGTGAAGGTGAGAAGATGAGAATAGACTTGGCATTACTCTTTACATGGAGACAGATTGCCAGGATGAAGAACAGCACCAATACAAATTTATTGATACTAGATGAGATATTTGATAGTAGTTTAGATATGAATGGCACAGACGAGTTCTTAAAGATATTAAATACTTTGAGTAACGAGAATATATTTTTAATCAGTCATAAGTCAGACCTAAATATAGATAAGTTTGATAGTCTGATTAGATTTGAAAAGGTACAAAATTTTACAAGGGTAACAACATGAAAATAATTGATGATTTTTTACCACAGGAAGATTTAAAAGAGATTCAAAATACAATGTTGGGTCCTGATTTTGCTTGGTATTATAATCCATCAATAGATTATATAGAAGAAGAAGATAAGTTTCAGTTTGTTCATATGTTATATGGATACAATAGACCACAGAGTAATTTTTATGATGAGTGGTATGAGAAGTTTGTTATACCCGTTATAGGAAATAATTCCACAATTCACCGTATCAAGGCTAATCTTTTAACAAGAACATCGAACATTGTGGAGAATGAATTTCATACTGATGGCTCTACAAAGAAACCATTTACTACAGCCATTTTTTATCTTAATAGTAATAATGGCTATACAAAATTTAAAGACGGTAAGAAAGTGGAGAGTCTAGAAAATAGACTTATAAAATTTCCAGTTACCAAAGAACATACAGGAACCTCTTGTACTAATGAAAGTGTAAGAGTTGTTATTAATTTTCTTTATATGGAGATATGAATTATGAAATTAGTAGACCAACACGATCCTATATTAAGACAGAAATGTAATCCTTTTGATTTTCAGGAGCCTATTATGGATCCTTATGAATTATCAAATGAGTTACACAAGATAAGAAAAGAAGGAGCCGGTGTAGGATTAGCTGCACCACAGATAGGACTTAATACTCAAGTGCTGGTTATCGGCATGGGAAATTTTCAAACTGAAGGTGCAGAAGATTATGATCAAGTATTTTTTAATCCTACTATCACATCTACTGATGGTAAAGATGTATATATGCTTGAAGGATGTCTGAGTTTTCCTGGGCTTTTTGTGAAGATAAAGAGACCTGAAAACATTACACTCGAATGGTATACTGAAGAAGATACAGTATGTAACGAGAGATTTACAGGAATAACCTCTCGTATCTTACAACATGAGGTTGACCATTTGAGTGGCCTACTATTTATTAGGAAAGCCGAAAGGTATCATCTTTTGAAAGGTCAGAAAGATAGAAAACTGCAAAAGCGGTACAGAAAAAGACATAAAACTGACATAATTTTATCTTGACAATGAACATCAAACGTAGTATAATAATAGATATGATTGCACATTATCTAGCAAAATTTTTACCTGATGCTCGGCCTATTTTTAATCGTATGAGTGATGAGGAGTTGTTATCTCTTATTAGTTGGGCCGAAGATTGGCCTGTTGAAAGGGTATATGATACTGCTTTTGAACAGGTATTTCCATTAAAACAATTGAAAGAATCTAAAGATGATTTTGGACGTTGGTTTATGGTGGAGAATCCAAAACTTCCCCCAATAGTTCGTGGGGAGTTGATACGGGCTTTTCATATTCATATAGCCTCAGGGCGTATGGATGTGTTAAGACTAGGGGCAGTGGTTTCAGTATGGGCAAAACGCATTATGTGGATTGGTATGAAGGATGCCTAACGGGTCTTTCGTTTAACCTTGCTTGATTTTTAAGGAGGATACTGAAATGGTAACTACACAAGCACTCACAAATATTTTCGATCACTTTGATCGAAATCTTTTAACCCCTTACGCTGTTGGCTTTGACCGAGTTTTTGATCGGTTGAATACTTATGTGGCTAATCAAAACCACATGACACCAACAGGGTTCCCACCCTATAACATTCGGACAGAAGGCGACTATAACTATGTTATAGAGATGGCTCTGGCTGGTTTGTCTAAGGACGATCTGGAAGTTCAAGTCGCGGACGGTACTTTAACTGTTCGTAGTTTGAAAAAGGAAGAGAGCGACCAAGACGCTGGTTATAAGCGCATGGCCGGGGAAGAGTTTTTACATCAAGGAATTTCATACAGACAATTTAGCCGAAGCTGGACTTTGGCTGATGATGTTATAGTGAAAGATGCCAAGATGGAAAATGGTATGTTGTTGATTCACCTTGAGCACGTTGTGCCTGAGGAGAAGAAGCCTCGTACAGTCAAGATTAAGTAATTAGTCTTTACTATGTCGTGGGGTGGATTACTAGACGTCCTAGGGTCCACCAATCTACACCTTAAGAGCTGAAAGTAAGGCCACCCCACGCATTTTATATTATGAGAATTTGATGATGAATAGAAGTGAATTGATGGCAGAATTTTGTGCGTGTATTGCCAGAGCGTTTGAAATAGCAATCTTATTAGGTATTCCAAATCCTTTTGATAAGTCAAAATGGAGAGAGATGATTTGGGCTTATAAGTATAACCTTGATCTATTTACAGGTGCAAGTGGTGGTAAAGATAATGATGAAACTTATGGTGCTGATGCTATCTCTACAGAAGAAAGTGAGATAGTAGAGGCTGGTTTAAAAAATGAATTGAAAACAGCTACTATGACAGATATGCATAGAGAGAAATATGAAAGTGGTACTTTGAAAAAACAATATAGTATGGTATATAATGGTGCATATGATTATGAATCTATTGATAGATATAAAGACACCATACATTGGTTATCTTTATTTAATGGAGCGGATATGGTGGGATCTGTTATAGTACCTACAGATTATGTTGTAGAACAACTTACAAAAAATTTAGATTATGATAACAAACGTAGAGCGAATGGAGAAAATGTAACCACTAATTGTAATAGTGTAAAGATTCAATTTGCAGATAGTGTGCCTTTGATAGGTGAGTTATATGCTTAAGAATGTAGATTGTTTAGAGTATCTTGCTAAGGTAGAACTAAATTCAGTAGATTTGGTGTTGGTAGATCCACCTTATTTTGGAATAGTAAATAATGATTGGGATAATCAATGGCCTAGTGAATTTGAATATCTAGAATGGTGTGGTCACTGGACAAGAGAATGTTCTAGAGTGCTCAAAGATAATCGAATGATGGTTGTATGGGGGACGCTCAAAACTGATACCTTTTTGAATTACAAACTAAGGGTACTCAATGGAATATATTACTTAAAACCACAGACAGAAATTATTTGGCATTACAATTGGGG